GCGACCTAACCGACTCTGGTGAGCAGACTCGGGAGGACGGTGACGACTGGTGATGGAGAGATTCATCTATGTGATTGGTGAAGATGCGCGAGACCGTCTCGTTAATATGGGTTATCACCTATTAAGAGAGGACGAGGCGAAACATATTTATGTGTTTCTAAGCCAAGACAATCAAAATTTTTCGTGTGCGGACATTCAGTTTGCAATGTCTGACACTTTGACCTTCTAACCCGCACAGATGTGCGGGCTTTATTATGCCCAAAGATAGGTGGTGAACTGTGACATGAGCGAGAGAACCATGAGAATCGTGTTCTCTTCTGGTATCAGCAATTTAGTTGAGAAGAATTCCTCTTTTGATAGTGGCGTCCTTCGTGTTGCTTATACTGGCAAGAATCGCAACAACAGCTTCATCAGCAAGGAAACCTATGAGCGCTGTATCCAGAGCATTTATAACTGCCCCATTGTGTGTAACTACGACAGAGAGACTGACACAATTGGGTCGCACGATATAGAGCTTGTATCCACAGATGACGGCGGCATGAAAATTGTCAACGTTACTCAGCCGGTCGGCGTTATCCCAGAGAGCGCCAAGTATTGGTGGGAAGAAATAGAAGACAATTCCGGTGTCCATGAGTATTTGTGTGTAGACGCTTTAATCTGGAAACGCCAAGAGGCGTATAGAAAAATCAAAGATGATGGCATTACAGACGAGTCAATGGAAATCTCCATCAAAGAAGGAGAAATGGTTGACGGGATGTACGTCATCAAACGATTTGAATTCACAGCGTTTTGCCTGCTGGGGACAGCGGAGCCCTGCTTTGAGTCAGCGTCGTTGGAGATGTTCTCATGTGACGGTTTCAAACAACAGCTTGCTGAGATGATGCAGGAATTCAAGGAAGCATTTACTACAGCACAACCCTCGAAAGAGGTTGGCATACACCCACAAAATTATTCGGAAGGAGGAGAAGAGGTATTGGAACAGAAAGTTGCACTGATGGCAGAGTTCGGTCTGACTACCGAGATGCTTGATTTCAATATCGATGATTTCAGCGTTGAAGAACTGCGCGAAAAGTTCGAAGCGCTGAAGACCACTGGTAGTGAGCCTGCCGCAAATGCAGGTAACCCCGAGAGCTTTGCTCTGGAAGGACAGTTCCGCGATGAACTGTTCGGAGCTTTGGAGTCAGAAAAGGTCGAAACCTGCTGGGGAATGGATTCCCACTATTGGTTCTGGGACTACGACAGAGATGCGTCTGAAGTGTACGCGACCGATGTCACGGACTGGAACCTGTATGGATTCCCTTATTCAATGGATGGCGACCATGTCGTTATTGACTTCGCTGGCAAGAAACGGATGAAGCTGTCTCTTGTTCCGTTCGACGAGGGCGGTCAAGCCGACCCTATCAGCGGAATGTTTGCAAAGATTACTGAAAAGTATTCAGCGAACAATACGCAGTGGGCTGAAAAGTACCAGACCGCCTCCGACACGATTTCGTCTATGGAGAACGAGCTTGGCACTTTGCGCCAGTTTAAGACAGATACCGAAGACGCCGCTGCAAAGGGCGAACGGGAAAAGGTCTTCGCTCAGTTCGAAGACTTGGTTGGCGTCGAGGCGTTTGAAAACCTGCGTGAACATTGCACTGAATATGCAGTTGATGTTCTTGAGGAGAAATGCTATGCAATCCGTGGTAGAAACGGAACTGCTGCAAAGTTCTCTGTCGAGCCCAAGAGTCCCAAGCTGGTGGTTGAGAAAACCAGCGTAACGCCGGAGCCCTATGGCGGTGTTTTCACCGAATACGGAATTGCTTCGCGCAATCAACATAATTAAATAACAAACAAGGAGGAGTCGATTTATGGCTTATGCAGTTATTCGTACCGACCTGATGAGCGGTACTAAGCAGCCTGCTGACCTTGTCTCCCTGCGCTTCTATGATGCGTCTGGCAATAAGGCAGAGGTGGAGAACGGCGTTATCGTCAAGCTTCAGGGTTATGAGGATGGCGAACGCGAAGTTATGAAGGCTGTCGCAGCGTCTGCTGGTGATGACCTGAACGATTGTGCAATCGTTGCTGCGCCCGAAGTCATGTATGATGAGCGCAAAAAGAATCTGGACGAATTTATCAATGAGGCTGGTAAAGCTACTCGTGGCTATATCCCTCGTAGCCGCAATGTTTTCTCTGTGACCAAGGAAGGTTTCGTTGGCGGCACCGCCCCCACCAAGGGTGCCGAGGTCGGTATCGGCACT